ACCACGTGGCGGATCTCGACACGGCAGTCTTCGAGGCGCTCTCTGACGAGGTGCAAATCGACGGCAAGCCCGACCCGGTGATGGGCATGTTCTATTCGCCGTGGCTGGATGTCGAGCCCATGCGCGGCCAGCGCTCGGGCCTGCGTGAGCCGTTCGTGATCGTGCGTGATGCCGATGCGGCAGGCGTCCGCCCGCGTACGCGTGTGCAAGCGCTGGGCGACGTGTACAGCGTCATTGAACTGCAACCCGACGGCTCGGGCACCACGAAACTCGTACTGAGGCCAGAACCATGTCCGTCACGTTAAAGGCAGAGCTGGACATTGCCGCAGCGCTGGCTCCGCTTGCAAGCCTTGGCAAAGACGCCATGCGTAATGCCTGGCGCCGCGCGCTGAAGAAGAGCGCCAACTGGGTGAAAGGCCAGACAGCAAAGCAAGTCTCGGCCGAGATGCACATCGCGCAGAAACTGGTTCGGCAGCGTCTCTACTTCTTCTTGCGCAGCGCAGACAAAGGCAAGGTCTGGCTCGGTCTCAACGCCATCGAGGCCCACCGGCTCGGCAACCCTCGCCAAACGCGGCGCGGCGTATCCGTCGGCCGCCATCGATTCGACAAGGCGTGGATCTACCGAAGCAAGCGCGGCAGCCAAAGCGACGGCAAGGTCTTCCGCCGCGTCGGCAAGGCGCGCATGCCCATCGAGGGCGTCAAACTCGACTGGGCAGACAAGGGCGAAGCTGCATTCCGCAAAGCCGCCGCCGAGATCGAGGCGCGCCTCATGGTCTTACTGGAGCAGGAAGTGAAATACGAAATCCTCAAGGCAACCGGCCATGCTCGCTGATCTGCAGCAACTGTTCGACGCCGTGGAATCGCACCTCAAAGCGCAATTCCCGGACGTCGCCCTCATCGGCTGGGCGCCAGAAATCGAAGACAGCATGCCGCTGCCGGCCATCCTGCTGTACGTCGGCGCGCTGCGCCCGGGCACCGACCCGGGCACCGGCCAACCGGCGATCAACATCGTGATCGAGCTGCGCGTCGTTGGCGACCCGACCGAGCCGAACGCAGAGGCCGCCATGTGGGCACTCGCCGCACGGCTCATCAAGGTCTTGCACCACCAGACATGGGGCCTGCCTGTCACCATGGCTGAGCTGGAGAGCGACGGCTTCCATCCAGACGGCATGCGCCCCGACCTCGACGGCTACAGCGTCATCGCCGCTGAATGGCGACATGAGTTCGACCTGGGCACGCCCGAATGGGCGTTTGAAGACACCAGCGGCATGACCGTCGATTTCGACATCCAGCCGCGCCACAGCGAGGCCGACCATGGGCTACGAAGCGGGTGAAGCAGACCGGCGGCTGGCGTGCATCGTGCAGGCCGGCGTGATAGCGCAGGTCGACCACGCTGCCGCCCGCTGCACCGTTACCGTTGCTGACTGGACGTCTGACTGGCTGCCGTGGTGGTCGCGTGCTGCCGGCGCCGTGCGCGAGTGGCGCCCGCCGTCGCCGGGCGAGCAGGCATTGCTCGTCTCGCCGTCCGGCTGCCTTGAAGGCGGCTTTGTCCTGGCGGGCTTCTATACGGACCAGCACGGCGGCGCGAATGGTCAATCGTCAGATTTGACGGCCACGGACTACCCCGACGGCGCCCGCGAGCATTACGACCACGCAGCGCACGAATACCGGCTTGCCGTACCGGAAGGCGGACAAATCGTCCTGCAGGTGGGCGACACGTCGCTCACGCTGCGCGCAGACGGCGCCGTACTGAAAGCGCCGCAACTGCGTGCCGACGTGCCGGCATCCACCTTCACAGGCAATGCACTCGTGGAAAAGGCGCTCGCGTTCATGGGGGGGCTGTCGGGGCAGGGCGCCGCCGGCGGCACCGCTGTCGCCATCCAAGGCGGCATTCAAGCCACAGACGATGTGGTCGCCGGCGATGTATCCCTGCGCGGTCACTCGCATATGGAGCAGGGCGACGGCGCACCCGTGGGCAAGCCGTTCTAGCTGCAGCACATATCAATCGCAAGGCGGCCACGTGCCGCCTTTTTTCATTGGAGGCACCGTGGCCGTCGTCGGCATGAACAGACGCACGGGAGCGCTGCTCTCGGGCATGGACCACCTCCTGCAAAGCCTGACCGACATCCTGAGCACACGACGCGGCACCCGGCGCGAGCGGCCTGAATACGGCAGCGATCTACCCGACAAGGTGGATTTGCCCATCACGCGCGGCTGGGTTGCCGCCGCGCAGGCAGAAGCGGCACGTGCCATCACACGGTGGGAGCCGCGCCTGCGCCTCTCGCGCGTGCGGGTGGAGGGCATTGAAGACGGTCGAGTGGTCTGGCGTGTCGTCGGTATCTACAACGAGCGGGCCGTCGATCTCAAGGTGACGTCATGAGCGTAATCGACCTGTCCGCATTGCCGCCGCCCGACGTTGTCGAACCACTCGACTTCGAGGCGTCCTACCAGCGGCTCCTCTCGACCTTCATGGGGCTCTGTCCGGAATGGTCGGCCACCATGGAATCTGACCCTGCGGTCAAGCTGCTGGAACTGCTCGCGTATGTCGACGTGCAGCAGCGCGCGCACGTGAACGATTCCGCACGCTCGACCATGCTCGGCTTTGCCGTGGGCGCCGATCTGGAACACCTGGCCGCTGGCTTGGATACAAAGCGACTTGTTGCCGTGCCGGGCGACACCGAAGCATTTCCGCCGGTGGCGCCCGTGATGGAGTCGGACACTAGCCTGCGCACGCGTGCTCAGGGCGCATTCGAGCGCCTTTCCGTCGCCGGCCCACGCGCAGCCTACGAATTGCATGCCCGCGCCGCAGACGGCCGCGTGGCAGACGCACGGGCCATCTCGCCGGCGCCGGCGGAAGTCATCGTGTCGGTACTCAGCAACGAGGGCGATGGCACGGCGTCGGACGAGCTCGTCGAGCGCGTGCGGCAGGCGCTCAGTGATGAAGACGTCCGCCCGCTGGCCGACCGGCTGACGGTGCAGGCCGCGCGCATCATTCCATACCGGCTGCGCGTCGTTCTATACCACTACCCGGGCCCAGAGGCTGAGCCGATGGTGGCCGCGGCATGGGAGCGCCTCAACGCCTATGCAAAGGAACAGCGCCGCATCGGCCGCGACGTGCGCCGCTCCGCCATCTTTGCGGCCGCACACGTGGCGGGTGTCCAGCGCGTGGAGGTTCCCGAGCCTGCCGAAGACATCATCGTCGACCTAACAGAGGCGTCTTACTGCGCGGGCATTGACGTGGTTGTCGGGGGCGCGGATGAGTGACAAAACGCTGCTGCCCGCAAATGCGACGCCGCTGGAACGGGCGCTCGCGCAAACCATCCTCACGCTGCTCGATACGCCCGTCCCGCTGAATCAGTTGTGGGATGTGGATACGTGCCCCGTACGGCTGCTGCCCTACCTGGCAAGCGCTCGCTCGGTGGATCGTTGGAATGCCAACTGGCCGGAAGACGTCAAGCGCCGCGTCGTGCGAGACGCCTTTGCCGTGCACCAGCGCAAGGGCACTGCAGGAGCGCTGCGGCGGGCGCTGGAACCGCTCGGCTATCGCTTGAGCATTCAGGAGTGGTGGCAGACGCAGCCGCCCGGCAGGCGCGGCACGTTTGCGCTCGACGTCGGCATTGAGAACACCGGCGTGACCGAGGCCGCCTATGAAGAGATCGAGCAGATCGTAGACGACGTGCGGCCGCTTTCCCGACACCTTGCCAGCCTCACGCTCAGTGCTGAGATCGTGGGCTACGCAGGTGCGCACGCCGCGTGCATCGAGGGCGATACCGTGACCGTGTACCCGTACATGCCCGACGTTGTCGCCGCACAAGGCCTCACCCAATCGGCGGTGGCCGCCCACGTTATTGAAATTACTACGGTATCGAATGGCTAAGTATTTTGCGACTTTAACGGAGATCGGCGAGGCCAAGATGGCCCGCGCCCTGGTCACCAATACGATGGTTCCGCTCACGGAAATGGCCGTGGGTGACGGCGGTATCGACGGCGGCACCGACGCAGACGTGATGCCAAGCGCTGCACAGCGCGCGCTGGTGCGCGAGCGCCTGCGTCGGCCGCTCAATCGCCTCGTGCGCGATGAGAAGAACCCGAGCATTGTCATTGCGGAGATCTATCTGCCTGAAGAAGTGGGCGGATGGTGGACCCGCGAGCTCGGTCTCTATGACGCAGACGGTGAGCTCTTTGCGGTGGCCAACGTTCCGCCCAGCTACAAGCCGGTGCTGGCAGAAGGCTCGGGGCGAGGCCAGTTCTACCGCATGATGCTCATCCACAAGGCGGCAGGCAGCATCGTGCTCAAGATCGACCCCGCCATCGTCGTGGCAACGCGCGAGTATGTCGACGAGCAGGTGACGGCCGTTCGCATGGCCGTCACGGAAGCAGAGAACCGATACGCGACGAAAGCGTCGGTCGCGGCGCTATCAGGGCATGTCGATGAAGTCGCAAAGGTTGCATCAGATGCCTTGCCACGGTCCGGCGGCACGCTCACGGGCGTTCTGGATATCAGCGGCACATCCAACGAGCTGCGCCTGACCGACACAGCGACGCCGCTTACCGTTGGGCGCTTTCGCATCGTGCCCGGCGGCGGCCATCTCATCATCGACCGGAACACGGCGGAGGACGGGTCGTTCTCCACGTACGTACGCGTCTGCACCATCGACGGCAACGGCAACATGGCCACCCCGGCAGGGATCGTGGCCGATCTGTTCAAGACACGCGCTGGGGTGAACCTCCCGGCGTACAACAACGACGGGCGCGGCTTTCTGGAATTCGGCGGGGATACCGTCATCTGGCGCCTTTTTATGGCCGGCCCCACTGGCAATCTGATCCTCGGCGGCTACAACGCTGACGGAAGCAACCGGCACCAACCGTTCTACATCAACTACACCACGGGCCAGTGGGCATTTGGGGTGCGGCCGAACTTTGCTGGCGCCACGCCCTGGGATTCTGCCAATCTCAAGGACCCACTCACGGCAGAAGGTGGATCGCTCAACTATGGCAAAGGGCTGACCTTCGGAGCTGGCTTCGGCCATATGCCACTGAGGGTTGGCGCGCTACCAGGCAACTCTGGCCTGGGCGGTGCTTGGGTGGAATGGAATACGAATCGAACTCCTGCACTGCAGATTGACTGTCCGAACCCGGAGGCCGCTTACATGGGCATCCGGTGGACGCAGTGGGGGCAGCGCCACCTTGCTGCCATCGAAGCCTACGCGGGCGCCAGTAACACGAGCATGCCGATGATTGCCTTTCACGTCGGCAATCGGACGCTCGCATGGCGGTTCGATGAGAACAACGTCTATCGGTGGGATGGCGGCCATGCGTGGGGCAGTTGGAATTTCGATCCAGATGGCAAGGCGAACACCGGTTCTGTCTGCCAGTGGAACACCGGCATCACAGAGTTTGGTGGCGTCTCTACCGGGTCAAGCTCCGGTCAAGCCGACCTGCCTGCGCCTTACGTCCTCGTCGGCCTACGCAACGGCTTCTACACGCACTACCTTCGCGCAGTCCAACTGCGCAACCAATAAGGATACAGCCAATGCTCACCCATGATGAACTGATCTTCTGCCTGCAGCAGAAGTACCCCGATCTCGTTCACGGCGTCGATTTTTGGGTCGGCCAGAGCATGTGCCCCGACACCGGCCAGCAGACCGAAGCCGCGCGCATCATCGCGTGGCACGCAGACGGCCAGCCCACCGACGAAGAGGTTACTGCGCTGATTGAACAGTACGGCGAAGCGGCACGACTTCACGTGTTGGGCCAGCGCGCCCGCGAAGAGCGCGATCGCCGCCTCATGGCAGCCGACGCCATGTTCTACAAGGCCATGGACACCGGCGACGCCAGCAAGGCGCAACAGGTCGGCAAGTACCGGCAGGCACTGCGCGAGGTGCCCGACCAGCCCGGTTTTCCTGCCGATTTCACCTGGCCGGATATCCCGGATGCGCTGTCGGATCAGGCGCCCTCGAACGCCGAAGGCACCGAGGCCCAGACCTCAGACACATGACGCAAGCCCCATAGGAAACCGACGCGCCGCTCCCTACCGTAACGAGAGTCATCGGCGCACCCGTCACGCACAGGCGCCCATGACCACCCGTCACACGTTCAACTGTTCAGGAGCAATCATGGCAAAAGTCGTCGTCACCCTTGTGGGGCACAACAAAGAGAATCTCGTC